CTTAAAGTTTACTCTGCTAGTAATAAAGACTTAAATATTAAACTTACTTTCTGTAATCAAAGAAAATTTTCAAATGAATATGGATTAAATTACAAAAATGTATCAAGAGCTATTAAAATAGGTGGCTCAACAAAAGGTTGGATTTTTGAAACTTGTAAAGATTAACGATCTTTATTAACAAGAAAAAACCCGAAGATGCATATTCTGCACCTCGTAGAATGGCAATCAATAATAGGTATACTAACACACTATTATCTCGTTTAGCAAAACGGAATGAAACACCTATTGTAATTATACAACAGAGGTTAAACATATGTGACCTCTATAAACGCATTGAACTCAGGGAAACTCTCTACGAGACAATCCTGATCTAAGTCCGAAAGGAAAAGAGCAACGACTATCCAGAAATGGAGTACACTCAAGTGAGTGGAAGCGGTGCGTATGTCTTAGTACATAATGATATAGTCTAATCTATATGGCGACATATAGCAGTTCATCAGAGAACGGTTTGGGATTAACGAACCTAAACGAATAAGGAAAAATTTATGTGGAAGTTATATAAACTTAATTTTCCAAATGGCAAGTGCTATGTTGGAATTACAAGTAGAACAATTGAACAAAGATTCGAACAACATTCTTTCTCTAAATACCCAACAGGTAGAGCTATAAGAAAGTATGGAAAACAAAATATTATGATTCAACTTTTAGATGATGGTTCGGAAGAATATATTAAATCTGAAGAAGCTAACATTGTTAATCAACAATGGGTAGAATCTGAAGATAACTATAATCTATGTCTTGGTGGTAACATGCCTCCAGGAGTAAGTCTAAAAGGTTCAGACAATCCTATGTGGAAAGGTGGAGTATCAAACTCTCCTTGTATAGATTGTGGAAAACATACCAGAGGAATTAGATGTTCTAAGTGTAATAATAAGTTTCGAAATAAAAATACTTCCTATTGTTCAGAATGTGGAAAGAGATTATCACGTCCTGAATACACAAGATGTCAGTCTTGTGAAAATAAACATAGATTTAAGTGACATAGTGATGACATGGTGGCACACCTTCTTTCAGGGAAATCTGGAGAAAAGTTCCACTATCTAATGATGCCAGCAATTTTAACAAGTGAAACAGGATCAGCAGAATGGTATGCTAAGCAAAATCATTCTCATGCAATTCCTATTTTATATAATTTTGAAGTGCCTATCAGTGAAGAAAGAGCACTTTGGCCTACTCGTGTTTCCTTAAAAGAGTTACATGAGATGGAAGAAGGGGATATTTATACCTTTTCTTCCCAGTATATGGGTGATCCAGTTCCGGCTGGAGGGTCTGTATTTAAAAGAGAATGGTTTAATAAATATAAAGATGTTCCCCACGATGAAATACTTTATTTGCGTATATATGCAGATACAGCTATGAAAACAGGGCAACAACATGACTTTTCAGTATTACAATGCTGGGCTTATACTCGATCAGGCGATATGTATCTTTTAGATATGTTGCGTGGAAAATGGGAAGCCCCAGAATTATTGGAAAAGTTTATCAGCTTCTATAGAAAATGGAAAGTTGATAATAGATTATTCCCTTATGCTCTCCAATGTGCAGTAGTTGAAAACAAAGCTTCCGGAACCGGACTTATTCAACAAGCAAACAGAGAGCCTGGATTTATTGTAAATGAAGTTCAAGCAGATAAAGATAAAGTAACAAAAGCTATGGGAGCTGCTCCCGTGGTACAAGCTGGTAAAGTCTATTTACCTGAAGATGCGCTTTGGCTAGAACAATTTCTGATGGAAGTTTGTTCATTTAGCCCTATGATGACTCATAAACATGATGACATAACAGATGTTTTAATTAGTGCTTGTTATGACATGGTTGTAAATGCAACACATATGTGGACAGAATCAATGCTTGGGTAAATACTCTTACTATTTAAAAAATAGGAGATATTTTGGGTATCAACAAATTTAAAAAAAAATGGACACCAGAAAGAAACTTATGGATAAAAAAATATTATGATCCTTCGAGGAAAAAAATAATATATCGTAGATTTCTAAAAAAGTTTAAAACAAATTGTACGTACAATCAATTTGAAGCTCAAGTTTTAAAACTTTTGCCGCAATATACCAAGAAATATCACTCCCCACGAGAGTTCGACTACAATATACGAGAATTAACTTCCTCGTATAAGGCTCACATGGGATGCATAGTTTGTGGTGAGAAAAATCCAGTTTGTTTGGATTTTCACCATACTAACCCTGCAAATAAAAAATTCGGAATAGGTAACAAATATAAGCCTACTTTGAGTGATTTACAACAAGAAATGCTAAAATGTGTCGTAGTATGCTCCAATCATCACAGAATGGTTCATTATGACAAGGATTTCGATTCAACGAAATATTTTAAATAAGGAGGTTTTCTCAATGGATTATGGTCATAATGTCACAGATAGACCAGATTCTTTTACAAAAGCTCAATTACTTGATGAAAATTCTGATTCAGTAGAATCAATAGCCCTTATGGACACTCTTACCAATCTTATTTCAGGATTGGGAACACAAGCTGGTGATAAATCAGCTAACACAAGATTTGCCCAATCAAGAGCACTAAGATTTGACTTTTCTCAATTAACAGCTCTTTATAGAGAAAATTGGATAGCTGGAGCTATCGTAGATGCTGTCCCTGACGATATGACAAGATCTTGGAGAAGACTTGCTAATAACGATTTACCTCCGTCAGATGTAAAAAAATGGGAACAGCTCGAAGATGAGCTTAATTTACGCTTCTATTTTAATTATGCCACAAGAATGGCTAGATTATATGGTGGAGCTGTAATTGTTCTTGATTTAAAGGATACAGGAGAGCCTGAAACACCTTTAGATCATAGAAAACTAAAAAAAGGTTGTATTCGCCACATGAAAGTGGTCGATTTGACCAGAATTATACCAGGCCCACAAATTATAACAAACCCCCTTGATCCACATTATGGGCAACCACAGGTTTATAGATTTGCGGAATCAGGTATTGCAATTCACCATAGTCGTCTTATTAGATTCGATGGAACACTAATTCCGTTTCAGGAGTTCCGTAGAAATGCATATTGGCATGACTCAGTTCTTAACCGTTTGTATGAACCATTGACACATGTTGATGTTTTAACAAAGGCTATCCTAAGTTTAATAGACGAGTATAATGTAGACGTACATAAAATTAAAGGTTTGATGGACTATTTAATTAGTCCTCAGCAAACTAAAGTCCTTATCAAAAGGATGCAACTAACAAAACAGCTAAAAGCTACAACAAACCTAATGGTTATTGATGCTGAAGATGAAGTTACTGTCCAATCTAAACAATTGCAGGGTCTTCCTTCAATTCTTGACCGTTATCTTGTAATGGCGATGGCTGCATCAGATGTCCCTGCTGGACGTGTTCTTGGAGATAGTGCTTCGGCCTTTTCCATAACACATCAAGGTTTGGATATGAAAAATTATTATGATACTATTCAATCTAAGCAAGTTATTGAATTTAATCCTAAATTAAAGTTTGTAGATGCCATAATGGGTATTCATTTAGGATGGGATCCAGAAATTGACTTGGAATTTGAATGGAACTCTATCTTTCAGAAAACTCCTGAAGAGGAAGCTAAAGCAGAAAGAGCGAGAGGAGATGTATATTCTCTTTACATCAATAATGGTGTATTAACTCCATCGATGGTTGCGAAAGATCTACAAAATAACCCATACTTTGAAAATATCACAAATGAGTACATTACACAACTTGAAAAAGATGATAAAATGGCTCGTGATCTAAAAGTGGAAGGTGCTCAGTTAGATCTTGATACTAAAAAATTAACTCTCGAAAATCAAAAACTAGAGAAAACTTCACTCAATACCACTCCCCAGGGGAAGCCCACAGCGGAAAAACCTGCTCAAAAACCGGGAATGGATAAAGGTAAGTATGATCCAAAGAAAGATGTTAGAGATACAAAGTCGAATGCTGCACAGAAAGATGTTAAAGCTAATATGAAAGAGGGTAGATCCCTTGGCATTGACAAAAAGAAGAAGGAAGAGAAATGAAAGTAAATTTTACTGATAAATTCTTCTTTCCAAATACTGAAAGGACATTTACTAAAGAAGGTTATTTAATTGTTCCTGCTAATATTTCAAGACCTGGTACACAAATGTACAGAGCTTGTGAACTTCAAGGCGATGGAAAATTACCTGAAAATTTCAAACCAAATGATGCAGTAATTGTATACCGTCCACCTGAAGAAGTTTTTGATAAAGAATCAATAGACAGCTTCAAAAATATTGCGGTAACTAATAACCATCCTCCAGAATTTCTAAATGCGAAAAATCATAGAAAATATTCTGTTGGCGTTGTCCTATCAGATGTGGAAAGAGTTGAAGACAAGTACATTCATGGAACTATTAAAATTACAGATATCGATATGATAAATGAAATTAACAATGGAAAAGTTGATGTATCTGCTGGATATGACTCACAGATTTTCTTTGAAGATGGCGAGACTCCCGAAGGGGAAGCTTATCAAGCTGTCCAAAGAAGTATTAGAGGTAATCATGTGGCAGTAGTAGCTCGTGGACGTGCGGGGAGTGGAATCAAGATTGCTGACGGTTTAGAAGAACCTTCTGCTAGATCTGAATCATTGCTCGAAGCTGGGATTAAAAGTTCCGCTGAATCTGAAAAGAGTGAAAGTTTCATGGGAACTGGTGGGGCAGATGATGATGAAGATGAATTAGGTTTTGATGAAGTTCCTGGTGATAGTGCTCAAAATCCTTTCGGTGATGCAGAACCTAAGACGACTCCTAAAATTAAGGATGTTATCGAAGATATAGAAAATAACGAAGAGGAGAATACAGCTATGCAACTAAAAGATGCTCTCGAAACTATCGAGACTCTAAAGCAGCAAAATGCTACACTATCTACTCAGATTGTTGATCAAGAAATGATGGACAAAATGGTGGAAGATAGAGTTAACCTTATCGATGCTTGTCAGAGAATTTGCCCTGGAATGGAAATGAAAGGGAAATCCAACTTTAATTTGAAAAAAGAAGTTGTTCTGTCAAAACTGAAAGAGGAAGATATGTCAGATAAATCTGAATCTTACTTCAACGCAGCATTTGATATTATGGTTAATGATGCAAAAATTGTTGACAACACATCAGGTAAACACGATCCCGATGTCTATGGTGAAGATTTGGCTTTCAAAGATGAAAGTGAAACTGCCGAAGGTGTTGAACAAGCAGAAAGTGTGGAACTGGCAGCAGTCACAAATAACACTAAAGAAGGTGTTAATGAAGATGAAAATGGTAACGAGTCCGATGAGGATGAATCAGTTGCTATTGATAAAGTTGAGAATAATGATTCAGTGTCAACACTGGATTCAGCATTTTCAATAGAGAGTAATTTAGAAAAATCTCCGAGAGGGCTGACAGCTTATCAAAAGTTTTGTAAAAGATCTCGTGAAGAATGGAAAAATAAGTAAGGAGTAATTGATGGCAATTTATGATGGTATGGCTGTACAGCCAGGAAATGTCAGATATGGTAACATCGCTTTTGCAATCGCAGGGCAAGTAGTTGACCTATATTGGCATGAAATCGTTTCTGCGAATGTAGCAGAAGCAACAGGAATTGAGTTCGGACAACCCGTAATTCAAGGTTCTGACGGAACAGTAACACTTTTGTCTGCTGGAACAACTATGACTGGTTTCATGGGTATTGCAATTAGAGAACTTGCAAGAGAAATGGATATTAGGGGCGTTCTCGCTAAAACTAAATATCTGTTTGGTATGCAAGCTGGTGTTATGAGAAAAGGACACATTTACGTACAAATGGCTGCTGATGCACTTGTTGGTGCTGCAATTGGTGGAGCTGTTTATACTAAGGGTGGAGCTTTCTATGGTTCAGCCAATGGTGCTGCAACTGATGGTTTGGCCGCAGTTCCAAATGCAAAATTCGAAAGTGTCGCTACAGCAGGTAATGTTGCTGAAGTTAGACTGGCGTAAGGGGAATAGAATAATATGAAAATTCAACTAATGGACGCACGTATGATTGAGCTTAATGACAAAGTTGTTGAGCATGATCTAAGACGTGACCTTGCACAGTATGTAAGTGCAGGAATTATGGATGCTGATTCTGGGTTCTTCTTCGAGAGACAACTAGAGTACATTCAGGAACAGACTTATGACGTATTGTATAAAGACCTTATGTTCAGAACAGTCATTCCAATTAACAACACAGGTGGGCCTGGTATTAGCTCATTCACATATAGAAGCTATTCAAAAGTTGGTAAGGCTAAACTTATTAACAGTGCTGGTTCTGACCTTCCAAGATCAGATGCAGAAGGTAAAGAATACACCTTCAAAGTAGCCAGTGTTGGTGCTTCTTACGGATATGATATTGATGAAATCAATGCAGCTAGATACTCTGGTGCTCCTTTGGATGCACGTAGAGCTGAATCTGCACGTAGATCAGTTGAAGAAAAACTTAATGACATTGCTTTCTATGGTGATGCTGATGGTAATCTTCCTGGACTTTTCGCCAATACTACAATTCCCAGTGTAGCTTATAGTGGAGTTGACAGATGGGCCCCTAAAGGTGCTGATACAGTAATGACTGCACAAGAAATTCTTGTTGAAGTTAACGATATGTTCACATCTATTGACCAAGAATCACAGGGAAAACATAGACCTGATACTCTTCTTCTTCCAAGGGATGTTTGGAACTATTTCATGACTACAAGAAGTAGCTCAACTGCTGCTACTGACATGACAATTGCCAAATTCCTTGTCGCTAATAGCCCCTTCCTAACAAGCATTGATGATATCGTTGCTGTTAATGAGTGTGCTGACATGGATGGAGACGGTACTGGCGTTAGAGTCGGTGTTGCTTATGAAAAATCTAACATGAATCTTGAGTTCATTCTGCCACAGGAAGTTCAGTTCTTCTCTGTACAGGAAAGAAATCTTGAATTCGTTATCCCTGCTAGAGCAAGGGTTGTTGGAACTATCGTAAGATACCCAATGTCAATCAGATTCGCAACTGGAATCTAAACTTTAAAATTGGGGGGTGTTAACTCACTCCCCATAATTAAATAACTTAGGAGAAGTAAAATGGGAATAATTGTTAAAAATCAAAGTTTGTCTACTATTGAAATAAGATATAGAGGTGAAAATCCCGAAGAAGGCATGAAATCAATGATTTTTCAGCCTGGTAGAAATATTCTACAACCAGCAGATTGGGATAAAGTCAGAGAGCACTCCGGTTTTGTCAAATATGTCAATAAAGATATGTTTACAATCAATACTGAGGGAGAAATTGCTCAGAAACCAGCAGCCAAAGTTGACTGGACTTACGTAGAGAACCTTGCAGGAAACGAAGATGGTAAAGACATCATGAAAGAATATGCACTTGGTTTCAGTATTGTTCTGAACAAGAAAATGAACTTTGAAAACATGTTAGGTGATTTTAAAGAAAAATACGGAGAATAACTATGATAGAACCAGTTGATCTTAGGCTCAGATATCCGGAATTCGAGGATACTACAGAATATTCTGATGTACGAATAGCTTTATTTATTGAAGACGCAATTGATGATATTGGAACTGATGAAACACACTGGCTTTCTACTTATAGATACAATAGAGCACTCTCAGCTTTGAGTGCTCATTATTTAGTAATGGGAACAGCTTCCGAATATGGTGATTCTTCATCTAAGTATCCTGTAATTCAAAAAACTGCTGGGGGAGTGAGTGTTTCATTCTCTGGTTTAGCAGGAGCAAGTCGTTCTGATTTTATTAAAAGACTTTCAAGTACAACTTATGGTCAGGAATTTTTAGCTTTAAGAGACAGAACTTTTGTTGGATCACTCGTGGTTCTACAATCTGGAGATGGAGTGTAATGTATGCCTATAAATGTTGGAATAGCAATTGACTATAACACTGGTCAGCGTCTTTACATAAAACGTAAAAGTAAAGGTAAATATGTTGACGGTGTATGGGTTGTTGGAACTGAACAGACAATAAAGTGTTTGGGTTCACAGCAATCTCCTAAACCTCAAGAATTGGATTACATTCCTGAATTGGAAAGATTGGATGATATAAAAGTCTTCTATCTCAATAAACCAGTTCAAGTTTCTAATCATTGGGATGATCATGAATCAGACCAAATTGAGTGGGAAGGTAAAAGATACAAAATAATGAAATTAAATGATTGGTCATCTTATGGTTATGATAAAGTCATTGGATCGAGGGTTAGATGATAGACGAATTAGCCCTTAACAAAACGATTAGAGAAGCTTTAGAAAATATAATCGATGACCCAAAATATCTTGTAATTTTGGCACAGCAAAATGCACCAAGGCCGAAAATCCCTCATTGCACTGTACAAATAACAAATATAAGAACAGCTTCTCTTGAAGAGTTCACTACAACTAATTCTGTGGATGATGTCACAATGACTTCTAAAGCACTAATTAAATTATTTGTTAGTTTTAAATTCTTTTATGGCACACCTTATAATTATGCTTCGCTTGTTAAACAAGGTTTGGCCAGACAAAGTATAAGTTCCTTTTTAAAAACAAGAGGTCTTGGTTTAGCAAAAAGAATGAACTTGAGAAATGAAACAGTTGTATTGTCTAATGGTTTCGAAGAAAGGGTTGGTTTCGATGCTTTTTTCTACGCTGTTGATACAGATAGCGAAACTGTAACAACTATAGAACAAATAGAAGTTGATGGAAAGTACACGAGTCCTTTTAGTGCTCAAGATATAACTTTCAATATATAAAATTTAAGGAGAAAATATGGCACAATTACCTTTAAGTACCATTGTCGATGTTAATATTTCAGTCTCCCCTACTTTCCCTGCAGCCGCTGGTTTTGGAACATTACTTATTGTAACAAAAGAAACTGGAGTTCTTGGCGTAGCCGAAAGAGTTAGACTATATAGCGATATTGCTGGTGTAGAAGCTGATTGGGGAGCGGATACTGAGGTTAGAAAAGCAGCTACGGCTTACTTTTCACAAGATCCAAAACCTACAAGTCTTATGGTCGGTGTAAGATTTGAAACAAATCAAACAGCCGAATTAAATGGAGGAACAGTTCTTTCAACAGAATTGACTACTCTTCAAGCAATAACTTCAGGTGGTTTCACTTTAAGTATTGATGGTGTTTCCAATGAGATCGACACAATTGATTTATCTGGTGCAACTTCAATGGATGATGTAGCAACCGCAGTTGAAAGTGAAATCCAAGCAATTGCAACAGGTGGATTTACTACTGCTAGTTTCATATATGATGGAACAAAGTTTGTTCTGAAATCTGGAACAACAGGATCATCTTCATTACTTTCATGGATGACTCCTCCAACCGCTGGATCAGACCTTTCACCACTATTGGGAATGCTCCAAGGTGAAGGTATTAAATCTGATGGAATTGATGCTGAGAAAATTACAGAATCTCTTTCAGCTCTGGAAGACAAAAATAATTCTTGGTATGGCTTTATGTTTACCAAAGAAATTAGGGACACAGTTCAAGTATTAACTGAAGATTGTGTTGTCGGAGCAGCTGCTTGGGCCGAATCTAAAGTAAAAGTATTTTTCACTGTTTCTAATGATGAACTTGTTTTATCTTCAGCAATTACAAATGATATTCTATCTACATTGAAAGATGCAGGATATAAGAGAACATTTGGAATTTATAGTTCTTACCCAACTCAATATCCTGACGCTTCCGTTGCAGGAAGGGCATTTACTGTAAAATTTACTGCTGGTAGTCAAGCAATTACATTGAAGTTCAAGAAATTACCTGGTATAACATTCGAATCTGTTACAACTAATCAAAAAGCAGTTATAAACTCTAAGAATGGTAATGCATTTATTAGTGTTGCTGGTAATACAATGTTGGCAGAAGGTTGGATGGCATCCGGTGTGTTTTTCGATGAAGTTCACGGATTGGACTGGTTGCAAAACCTTATCCAAACTAATGTCTTTGGATACCTTTATACTAAAGTTACAAAAGTACCTTATACAAATGTCGGAATACAGGGAATTGTTCAAATGGTCAATTCTTCACTAGTTCAAGCAGTTGAAGCTGGTTTTATAGCTCCTGGAACAGATGCTCTAGGTGTATACTATCCAAGTGGTTTTGTAATTAAATATGTAGACGAGTCTCAAGTAAGTCAAAGTGACAAAGAAGCCAGATTTTATGGTGGAGTGTCTTTTGTGGCCTTGGGTGCTGGTTCTATTCATGGTGTTACAATTAACGGAAAATTTGAGAGATAAGGGGAAATAAATGCAACAATATAGTTTTGGTCAGACAGTTCTTCTTATCAATGGTGTTACAGTTTCAGGATTTGATGAGGGTGATGATGTAATCACTCTTAGAAGGTTGACAGACAACTCAGCTCATATTATGAGTGCTGATGGTGTTATGACTGTATCCTTTCATCCGGACAGATCTGGGGAGTGTATCTTCAGATTGAATCAGGCTTCTGATTTCAATGGTTTTATGTCTGCTCTTGTCTCAGCACAGGAAGCAAATACATTAGTACCGATTGCTATTCAGTTCACTGATTTAAACGGTAATGATATTATTTCGGCAACTACTGGGTATATTCCAAGACCTGCTGATATCATAAGAGGGCTAAATAGTCAATCGCAAGAATGGCGTATTATAGTAGAAAAATTAGTAATGATCCATAAAGGGCTAGGAATAGCTCCATAACAAACTGGGGGGTGGGCACAACTCACTCCCCTCACTTAAAGAGGAAAAACAAATGGGATTAAAAACAGAACATACGACTATTGGAGAAAATGAGTATTCTGTAATGCAATGGAATGCTACAAAAGCAATGGTTATGAAATTGAAAGTAGCGAAGTATCTTGGTGGACTTTTCGGAGTTATTGCTAAAGATCCTCAAAATATACAAAAAGTCCTAATGGAAAACATTGGGGATATTTTAGATGATGTTGATGAAGTAGCCTTCATAACTTTTATAAAAGAAGTAGCTTGTTCTGCCGTTCGTAATAACGAAAAAATGAATGTTGCTAGATTTGATGAATATTTCAATGGAAATATCCTTGAGTCTTATGAGTTAGCTTTCTTTGTCTTAAAAGTAAATTATGAAGATTTTTTATCATCAGTTCTCAGCTTGCGGAACGAAAAGTAAGACTGGTTAAGCAACGAACAGATTCTAAGGGATTTCTAATCAGTGAACCTGAAAAAGACATTCCCTGGGATCAGTTTCCTTCAGTGGATGCTTTCTTACATAAACCTGTCATGACTGAACCTCCAATGTGTACATTGAAAGAGTTAGAAGATGGGACATATTCAATTTATGATGTTGCATTGATGCACCAGATAATGGACTTAAAATTATTCTTAACAAGGGGAATTTAATGTTGAAATACATGCGTAATTGGAAATTGATAATTAGACCTTTTGTTAAAACACAGAATGGTGTTTACAGTTTTCTGACAGAAATAACTATTACTGATTTAAAAGTAGTATTTAATATAACTGATACACTTTTAGGAGATCCCTTAACAGCAAATTTTGTCGTTCACGGTTTAGCTCCTAAAACACATCAAACTATGAATCAAAACTTATGTTTAATACAACTTTTAACAGGATATGGTTCAGAAGAACCTCAATTACTCTTCGAAGGCGAAATAATAAATAGTTATCAATTAAGAGCTGATACTGAAATGACAAGAGTTATTTGGGCAAGATCTTTAGGTTCATTGATGGATTTATATACACCAGATTTAGAATCTTTTTCAGAGTCTGTTTCACCCCAAACAATTTTAGACTTACTTGTAAATGAATCTCCCACCATAACTTATATTTCCTATACTGGGCAAACTCAATTAAAATTATTATATGCTGAAAAGTTGAAAGAGTATACATTTGGTGGTACTCTTAAAGAAGAATTAAATGAACTTTTAAGACCATTGGAAATACAATGGACTATACATAATAATGAATTAGTGCTTGCTGGAGAATTAGATAAATCTATTCTTTATGAGGGTGACAGTTTATTTGAAGTAAGTATTGATTCTGGTCTTCTTACACGTCCTAAAATTGATTGGGTTGGTATTGAATTTGACCATTTACTTACACCACAATTATATCCTACAGGTATTATCAATTTAATTCCTCAAACAGTTGAGAGAGATTTTGGTAATGAGCTTTATGTTCCTCAACCAGATATTGAAATGAGAATAAGTGGAAATTTCCGTGTTATGGAAGCAAAGCACTCAGGAGATACAAGAGGTGACACTTGGAAAACAAGTGTGAAGGCTTATAGTAAGGTATAATTATGGCATATTCATTTTATAATGAACAAGAAATAATAAAAGAAATTAAAAAAAAACAGGATAGAATGCTTAGAAATTCTTTAAAAATGGTTTCTTCGCCAATGTCTATAGAGATAGGGTGGTTTTATGAATCAGGGAAATATCCTGAATCTGAAGGTGGGCAGTCAGTTTCGTATGTTGCTCAAATACATGAGTTTGGTTTAGGGCCTCACTCCCCAAAAGGTTTCGTGCGTATTACAATAGACAGTCATCAAAAAGAATGGTATGATATATTTCAAAGTAGAGTAAATATTGCTGTGAAAAATGCTTTAAAAGGAAAAGGTTCACTTAATAGCTTTGATAAGCACTTTTTACTCTTAGAAATAGGTAACAAAATAAAAAGAGATTTACAAGATACTATAACTGAAATAAATTTAATAGACACAACAAGATTAAAAAATAGTATTATTATAAAATTTGACAGACGATAGGAGGTCACTATGGCTGATGATTCAGGTACGGGTAATGCATTAAGTTCAGATTTTGCCGCCTTATCAATTAAATTTGGTTTTGAACCAGATAAAAAATCTGAGAAACAACTCAAAGCATCTTTTACTAGTTTAGCATCTCTGATTAGTGATTTAGCTATTATCGGTAAAGTTGCTGGTGATGCTCTTGGTGCAATATTTAATTTTAGTGCTAAAACTATAAAAATAGGAATCGAAGAAGGCGTCACAGGAATGACTGCTAAAGCTCAGGGATTCGATTCCACAACAACTAACAAATTAGAAGAACTTATAAAAGTTTTAACAGGTAGTTCCAAAGGAGCTGCTGATGTCATGGGCCGTATTGATGACATGGTAAAAGCTTTTGAACACCCTGAGTTTGAAATGAGTAAAAAGACTATTACTGAGTTCTTCTCAACAATGGCCAGACATGGAGTCAGTCAGGATGATCAAGGGAAAGTAAGAAGTCTACTTGAAAATGGTAATGAAGCTGGTGCTTTAGAAGCCATGAAAAATCTTATTATGTCAATGGGCGATACTGCATCTAACTTTGCAAGAGACATGAAATTAGGTGCTTTGGCAAACCTAGAAACAGCCGAAGGTAAAAAAGCAAATACAGATATAGAAGGATATAATAGTTATATCTATGAAAGAGATTTAGCTGGTTTGGCTAAAGCTGGTGAAGCGGTTGCTAATATTCAATCTTCTTTCGATAGATTAGCTGCTGACTTTACAGTTGCACTTTCAGGCCCTTTAAAAGATTTCGCAGATTGGTTTAGATTATTTGTTGAAAATAACCCAATCGAAACT